CCACGACGACGAATAAAACCCGGACGATCAATAAGAATATCCTGCGCCCACACAAGATTAGCCTCACTAATACCAATATTAGGAGCAGCCTGCATAATGCCGCCGTCCGCCCCAATCTGATTATCATACGTTAGCGCCATTTAGCCACCTCCTTTAATAAGACCAATCAGCCGACTCAGACACAATATGAATACGATCAGGACGATCATACTGCTGAATCCACAAATCATTCCGCATCTGCTGATAACGAGACTCAAACAAATTCTGATAAACAGCAGCCTGAGGATCATCATTAACAAGAAACGCCTTAACAAGCGCACCATACACAATAATACTATGATGCCGCTCAGGGATATAAAACTGATTACTATTATTAGTCGCAGCAACAGGAGTGCGCGTATAATACAAACGATAAACAGTTTCCATAGACACAGAAGGATAAATATACAATTCTTCACCAAGAAAATAATACTTATAAGGAGTCTCAGAACTATCAGTAACACGATAATTCTTCTCAACCACATCCCCACGCTCAGGCATCATAACAATATTATTACTCGTATCAATAAACGATAAAACAGCATTAACATCCGTAGGACTATTAGTCACCGTAGGAGTATTATTAGTAATCTTATCAGTACCACTAGGAACAGTTAACGACGTAACAGTCTCCAAAAAAGGCCACGGCTCACGAGTTACAACATCAAAATACGCCTCATTCAAAAGCGTTAATTTCTGATCATCCGAAAAATCATCAAATCCAAACAACTCCATTTCTTGATACATTTCCTCAAGCGTCATCGTTACTCACCCCCTTAGGCAAAATTTTAATAATAGGCGACTTACCATGCTTACGAAGAAAATGCTCCACAACCTCCGCACTCTCCTCACTAGCCTGATCAGCATTATACTCCAAAGACTTCTTATAATCACTCTGAGAACGCACAATCTCATCATAAATCTTATTACCAGAACGCATCGTATCCGCCTGCATAATACGCTCCATAACATGCTCAACGGGCGGAACCTCACGCCCAAAACCAATAACAGGATAAGGATTAGACGGACGAGGCATCTTAATAAAAACACACCAATCCCAAGTATCCGCATTCCGCGCAAAAAACAAGCGCTCATCATACTGTTTAACAGCGCGATCAATACGAATCTCATCAAAACTCATCTCACCATGACCCGGAATATAAATACCACTCATCAACAGTCCCACTTCCTCAAACTCTTATTAATACGACTATTAGGATCATTAGCAGTCTTAGACGACGTTAACTTAGCCTTCATACCACTCATACGCGCACAAAACGACTTACGACGAGCAGCAGCAGACTTAGACTTAGCAGCCTGCTTACTACTAACAGGAGCCTTCAACGTACCACCAGTCTGACGCTTATACGAAGCCCTACCCTTAGCATTCAAACCACCCTCAGGATTCTTACCCTCTTTACGCTGCCAAGCAGGACTAGCCATTACTTACCATCCTTCATCTTATTATACGCACTCCAAGCAGTAGCATAAATACGCGACTTAGGCCAAGAAGGATTCTCACGCTTAAGCGCCATAACCATATCCTCTACCTTTTTAGGCTTAGGCATAACGCCTCCTTCCATAAATTAAGGGTGGAGGACCGAAGTCCCCCACCCCCAGTTTGATTAGATACCAGTATCAGCAGCACCATCAACCTGAATACCCGACAACACAGCCTGATTGCTGCGCTTCGTAGCACCAAGGTTAATATAACGAGCCATGATCGCTTCAAAAGCGTCATAGTTGTTAACCTGACGCAACGTATTACCGTCAGCGTCAAGGAAATGCCAGTCCTGATCAGAGAACACCTTCATCGTGGACTCGTCAAGAATGTAGATCGAACCATACGGAGCATCAATATCCGAAACAATCGGCATACCCGCATACGAGAGCGTCTTGAAACCAGCAGCGTAACTAAGCGAAGCCGGATCAATATACTGCACGTTATCCGTCAAGGTGCTGTAAATCTCGCGCTGAATACCCAGCGTCGTGACCATCAGCGACGGCGAACCACCCTCAAGACGAACAAGGTTAAGACCCTTCTGGATCTCATCAAGATCAGCCGACAGGTTGCCGTTGACCGCGATGCGCTTGTTGTCCCACCAAGTGTTAGCCGAAGCATCAATCTCGCCGACATACGTAGCCGACTCAGAAACAAGACGCTTCAGACCATCAACCTCATTCGAACGCGAACCATTCGCCGAAGCGCCACCATCAACAGCAGCACCCGAACGAGAAACAAAGTGCGAAGACGTAGTAGTAACCGCAGCACCACTAATCGTGATTTCGCCAGTGTCATAATTAATAGCCGTAATCGTACGACCATCCGCAATCGTGTTAACATCAGCAGCAGTGCCAATATCAACAATCATACCAACATACAACTGACCCTTACGGATCGCCTCCTTGCCAGCATACTCTTCCGTAGTCGTAGTAGCAGCAAGAGTAACCGTGGTGGAAGCCGTCGTCGTACCACACTTAGCAACACGAGCCGTACCATCGCCATAAACCTGACGAGCAAGATCCTTCTTAAGATCATTACGAATACCGTCCAACTCGCTCTTAAGAGCCTGAAGGAAAGCGCCAGCCTCATTTTTCGTCTTAGCCATCGAAGGACCAGTAACCTGCACACGACCATAAAGATACTTCAGATCGTATACAGCCTTGCTGTATCCCTGATTGCCAGCGGTCGGCAACTCGTCACGCTCAGCACGAGCACCAATACCACCCGAACGGGTCGTATGCAGCGGCACGTAAGCGCGCTTACCAACCAGATCCTCCGAACGCGCCTCAAGACGCGAAACAAGAAGAACCTCATTATTCAACTGCTCAGCAACCGGCCCAAGGTAATACTCCTTAAGAATATCACTAACCGAAGAGAGCGTACTGTAAAACCCATTAGTTAAGGGCGTACCAGCCATTTAACACCTCCAAATTAGGATGCGTTACGAATGCGCTCCATTGCAGCCTTATGCGCCTCATCAAGACTAGTAAAAGCCTTAGGAGGAACGCTAGAAGGAGCATTCGGAGCAGGAGTAGCCCCATGTGGGACACTCTTAGCCTGCAAGTATCCGCCAAGCAAACGCTGCTGAATAGCATGATACTGCTCTTGAGCAGCAAACAAATCACCCTGCGTAGCATAAGCCAACGAATAAATAGCCTCAATATCATCATCACTATAATCAGGATTCGTAGTACGAATCGTCTGTTCCATAGTTTCTAACTCTGATAAGACCTCTTGCTGAGCCTGCTGCGTCATAATATCCTCGCGGAACTGACGCATCTCTTCCAATTCCTTCGCCAACTGTGGAGGAAGCCCATCGTAATCGCTATTATCATTATTAACTAGAGGACTAGTTTCGCCACTTTGTGCTACATCGGTTGTTCCCACATTCTGCTGAATCTGCGAGGCAATCTGCATAGCAAACGCCGGATCAGTATTCAACTGCTGTAAGAAGCCGACTGCCTGCAAAGCAGTATCAGCATCAATCCCCGCATCAGAGAACGACTCATAATTACGTCGTAACTCTGCAATTTCCTGAGTCTTACGAGTATAATCAGCCTGCATAGACTTATACACTGCCTGCATATCCTCAGGAAGAACGGTCGCATCAAACCCAGTAAAGGATTCAACCTCAGGCTGATTGTCCTCAACAATAGTTTCATCCGACACAACTGGAGTATCCAACTCGCCCTCAGACGGAAGAATCTCCGCAAGCGCCTCAGTAGCGCCAGCAATATCAATATCACTCATCGTGACTCCTATCAACAAACGACTCCGGCTTATTCCGGTTGGTCGCTAATCATTAACAACAACACTAACAGGCTCAATCACTACAACCTCAGACGCACGATCCTCAGCCGCAACAACAAGACTATCAGCAAAACCACTCATCAACTCGCGCATCTCATCCTTAGTAGGAAGAGTATGCACAGTCTCAGTACGCTTAGTAGCCAAACCCTGAGCAAGACGAATCTTATCATCCATAATACCCACAACAGTAGCAAGCGTACCCAACTGCTTAACCTCAGCCTCAGGAATTAAATCCTCAAGCCTCCGCATAGCCTTCTCACGAATACGATCCGCATGACTAACAAACTCATAAGCAGTAGCACGAATCTTACCATCAAGATTCTCAGGAGGACCATTCTTATCCCAATCCTTAGCCCAATAAGCAACCGTAGTATGTGGAACACCAGTCTCTCTACTTGTCTGACGAATATTCTTATCACAAGCAATCCAATGCACATACACAGACGCACGAGCATCATCATCCCACTCAGTACGATTCTTACTCACCACGAACCGCCATCATCTGCTGCTCCTGAACCAATCTCTGATCCGCCTCAGCCTGATTAGTCTGCAACTTCTGCAACAACTCCAACTGATACTTATCCATCTCAGCCGAAGTACCACCAGCCTCAGCATTAGGCTTATCCTTATTATCAATAACCACAGTATCAAGCGGCGGCTCCAACAACTCTTGCGGAGTAACATTCTTAATACCCGAATTACCAATAATCTTAGCACCAGTCGTAGGCCCAACAGCACCACGCAACTGAAGACTAACCTTCGGAGCCTCACCCGTAGGCGAATTATCCTGCGCAACAGCCTGCTGCGTAAACTCAAAATGCTTATAAAACTGTGCCTTAATCTCACTAGGCAAAGTCTCAAACTCAGCACTCTTCATAAACGAAGCATGGGCCTCCAAATGCGCCGCCTTATTCTCATAAGCCAACGGCTGCAAACCAGCCTCAACACTCTGCTGCAACAACTGAGGATCAATATCCCCACCCTGCATCATACTCATCATAAGTTGCTCCTGAGCCTTCTGCGCAGCCTGCTCATTAATAATGTCACCATCAATCAACTTATCATGCTCACGCATAGCCTGCTCCTCATCCGCCTCAAACTGCATCTGAAGAGTCTTAAAATCAGCCATATCAAGATACTTATAAGCCTTAGTAGGCGAAAGAATACCCATCTGCAACAACTGCATAACACGCGCCTGACGACCCGCTCGCGTACGAGGAAGACCAGAACCCGCCTCAACCTTAACACTCATACCCTTAATAAGATCAGCATCCTCAAAACGCTCAACCTTAGGCTTAGAACCAGAACCAACAACAATCATAGTCCTAGGCTCCTTATAATACGCCTGAGCCAACTGAAGCATAAGATTACCAGAACGCTCCAACGCCTTCTCCATCAACATAATCTGCGGAGCCAACCGATCAGTAGCAGCCTCCTGAAGCAAATCAATCGCCACACCAGCCTCAACATTAGGAGGAACACTACCCTCCATAATCTCATTCAAACCAAAAATATCCTTCAAACGAACACCAAGATCCTGCAAATGCTCAAACACATAAGGAGGAAGCGAAGGAATCGGAATAGCCTCAGGAACCTTACCAGCAACCGGATTATACTCAAAAATAGCGCCCGGCTCATCCGTAATACGCTGACGCAAAGAACCAACCGGAGCCAACATCTGTGGCTTCAACGTAAGATTCTTATACTCAACAATCTGAGACAACGAACGATTAAGTTCCTTCTGAATAGGAATAGCCTGCTCAACAACACTCGTATCCCACAACTGTCCCGGCACACGCATACCCGGAAACTTCACAAGAGGCAACTCCTCAAACGGAAAAGGCCACGCAGCATCATACAAAATAATATTAGGATTCTTCGTAAACACCACAAAACGACCCTCAGGATACTTAGGACCCGGAACAAAATAACCATAATACACAACACGCACATTCTCAGACGACTTAGTATCAGACGAGCCAAACACGCCCGGAAGAGTCTCATCAGGATACTTATTAACCGCATTAGGCTTCAAATCAATATTATAACGCTCTTTAATCTCCTCAGAAGTCATAGGATGCACACAAAACGCAAACTTACAATCCTCAAACACCTGCGCCGCATCATCCAACAACACATCAAACGGAGACAAAACATCTACACGAATCTCACCCTGATAAATACGCTTTTCAAACTGCTCATAATCAACACCAGCCTCTTCAAGATTCTGCTTAAAATAATGAGCAACCATAGGATCAACAATAGGCTGACCAGAAGGATCCAAAAAGACCTTCATACCCGGACCAACCTGATCATCCCAACTAATCTTCCAAAAACCATTACCAGCAATAATAGCCCACATCATCGCCTCTTCACGCTTCTCACTCAAATGAAACGCATCCCACCAATAATCAAGAAGATTCTCAGCAACCTGCGTAGCCTTCTGAGCCTCATACGAAGCCTGACCCGGCGTAGCAAAAAACTGTGGCTTAGACTTAACAAGCCGACTAAGAAGCGACTGCGTATTAGGAGCAATCTGATTAGACACAAGCCTCACACGATAACGAGGCTTATCCCCATCATCCGTGGGCAACGCCTCCATACGCCGCGACTTACGATTATAAAACACATACTGCTTACCCTTATAAAAAGCAAGATTTAACTTCCACTGCCGCTCCATAGCCTCACGCTGACGCTGAAGTTCATCTACGCGCTTAACGAGACTAGCCGCCGAAGCAAAACCAGCCGGAATATCATCCAAATAATTATTACTAGTCTCGTCCAAAACGCCCCCTTACATAAATTGCATATCGCCGGGATCAAGCCCAACCTGTTCTAAAAGACTATTATACTCAGCAGGACTAATCACACCATTCTTCAAGGCCCAATCCGCATCCTGCTCGTCCTCACTAATCCTTAGTTGCCCCATCGGAAGATCGCTTAGCGGACGGCTTCCTTCCAGCCTTAGGCTTTCCAGCCTCAACCGCTCCTCCTCCAACGCTAACATCCTCTCCGTCCACGACCTCTGCGTTTCCAGAATTTCCTGCATTACGCTTAGTAACAGAGTATCCTGCCTGCTCAGCCAACCAAACAATCGTAGCCTCCTTAATAAAACGTGTACGACCGCCACGATACATCATCTTACGATTAATACAACCCGTATCAAAAACCTCTTCACCGGGAAAAACACGCTCACCAGTAACACAATCACACGCATTACCACGCATACTAACAAAACCAGTCATATTACCACATACTCCCCATAAACTCGTCAACATACCGATCCTCTCGCTTATCCTCACTAGGACGATCAGCAAGAATCCAATCCGGCAAATTATTATCAGAAACACTAGACGAAGCAAACTCGCCTAACAAAGCACCAGCAGTACGCAAAGCAATCTCCATACTATCCAAACAGTCATCCTTAGGTGTACGCAAACTAGAATCATAGTCCACCCACTCCTGAATAAAATTACCATGCTCCTTCTTAATACGCACCTTACCAATCCTAAACAAAGGACTCATAGCAAGAATACGCTCCCACTTCTTGCCCTTAGCAAACATAGGAACAACAGGAGGCATACTAGTAAGACGCTCAGTCTGCTGCACAAGCGCAGCCTGATAAGCGTTTGATTCAATACCAATAATTTCTGGTTTGTATCTTAGATAGTATTCTTCAATTTTGATTAATTGTTCTGCGAATGGGATTCGCGCCGCGTATTGCTCTAGTAGAAACACTTCGTTGGAGTCTGCTACCCCGATAATTGTAATCACGAATCTGTCTGCGTTGGCAGATAGGCTGATTGCGGGGTCTACTCCCATGTATTTGCGCAATTTTAGCGGTTTTCCATCATCATCTATGAGATCAGTTGCATCATAATAGTGAAGCCAGTCTCCGGCTAGGTCTTTGCCTGCCATACTGTCAAAACTCGCC